TACTGTCATGTGGATTTTGAAATCCTGCATAGGCTTTACAAGTTCTTCCAAAAGGATCAACATGATCTACTATGTTAAGAGCACCTGTAGAAAATAATGCTTTTTGTGTATCACTTATCTGACTTGTGAGTGGGATAATGCTATCTGGAAAATTTAAACTATCTGGATATGCACCACTAATTCTTTTACCTGCCATATTAACCTCCTGCGAAAACGTCTCCGGAACCTGAAGCTACCGAACTGCCACAAGCAACCGGATCACTTATTCTTCCTAACTGTAAATTATTTGCAAACACTGTACCAGATCCTGCGGCTAATGTACTGCCGTGACATAATGCTAATGGTATACAACAATGTACACTCCAAGAATCACTTTGTCTGTGTACTGGGATAGAATTTGAAAAGACATTGGGACTACCGCCATTACTTGGCCTTGACGGAAAACATCCGTGTCCTGTACAACTATCACCTAATCTAGTTACTGCTGGCATAATAGTATTTATATACTATTATTATGAGGTAATTATAGATGATTTTTCTTGAGGTGTTGGTACTTTGATGCTTGAAACTGTTTGTGAGTATTGTCCTGAAGCTACTGAGTTTGCTTTTGTAATTGCAATTACTTTGTCTGTTTGTATTACAATTACATCTTCTATGTCTTGCATCATCATGAATTGACTCATTGCCAAACCTTTTGGTGTATGTACTAGCATCATAGGTTTTGACAGTCTGATATTATCCATATCACCTTCAACTAATTTAGCAATAAGTTCATCACCTGTTATTAGTTTAATTGCAACTATTTCACCGTTTTCGTGTTTCTTGTTATAGATCATAATTTAAAGTCCTTGAATGTATCTTTTGTTACGTCTTGTTTAACTCCACCAACAATATAACTTTCTACTTCGGTTTCCTGCGGTGCAACTTGTAAGCCTGCAGATGATAACCAATGCTGAGTCCATGGTAGTGGATTTTGATTAACTGGTTGATCAAAGATTGGATCTAGTCCAATAGCTTTCAACCTTTTATTAGCAATAAACTCAACGTACTGTCCTAATAATATTTCATTAAGACCAATTATTGAACCATCTTTCATAAGATGTTTAGCCCAGGCTTTTTCTTCTTCTACACAAAGTTTATACATATTGTAAACAGTATCTTTATTTTCGTTTACAATTTTTGTCATTTCTGGGTCGTCACCTTGTTGCCAATTTTTTATTATATGTGTACTCAATGCTAGATGCTGTGATTCATCTCTAGCAATTAAAGAAATAATCTTTGCAGATCCTTCCATAAGTTTAAGTTCACCAAATGCAAATGTACAAGCAAATGAAACATAAAATCTTAAACCTTCTAAAATGTTGACATTGACCATTGCAAGATACAATTGTTTTTTAAGTTCTTTAATATCACCTTCGCCTTTGACAAAATAATCCTGTGCCGCTTTTCCAAATTTATCATAGTTTTCTGTAACTGATATTGCACGTTTTACGATTTCTTTATCATCTAAAATTGTATCAAACACTTCACTAGGATCAGCATATACATTTTTCATAATATGTGTATAGCTACGTGAATGAATTGTTTCAAAGAAGTCCCATGTAATAATACAACCTTCTAGCTCTGGATTAGATACATACGGTAAGAACATTAAACTTGGTCCTCTACCTTGTACACTATCTAATAGTGTTTGATATTTTAAATTACTAGTAAAAATATGTTTTTGTTCTGGTCTGAAAGTTGTAAAGTCTGCTCTGTCTTTTTGCAAACTGACTTCTTCAGGTCTCCAGAAGTAGCCCAACATGGTTTGATTTAATTTGTCAAACTGAGGGTACTTGAATATATCGTATCTTTGTACGTTTTGATCTTCTCCAAAAAACATTGGCTCTTTGGTAAAATCTACTTCATTTCTATTGAATACTGTCTTTGTCATTGGTACCTATTTATCTATATTGCACAAGCATCACAATCTTCAGCAGAGTCGTTGTCGACAGTAATATTTTCTTCTGTACTTGTCTCTGTGTTAATTTGTGCAAATTCTTCTGCCGCGTTTTGGACCGGTGCGACGTCAACCTCAACTGATGCATCAGTTTTAAAATCATACGTATTTTGATAGTAACTAGTTTTCCATCCTAGTTTGTATGTTGTTAGTAAATCTTTAAACATTACACTCATTGGTACTTCATTGTTATCAAAGTGTGTAGGATTGTATGACCAATTACCTGATATAGCTTGATCAAAAAACTTCTGCATAACAGATATAATATTAATGTAACCTTCATTGCTGGGCATATCCCATAATAAAGTATAATACTCTTTTAAAGACTTATACTGTGGAACTATCTGTTTCAATGGACCTTTTTTGCTTTTCTTAACTGACAAGTAGCCACGTGGCGGTTCAACACCGTTTGTTGCATTGCCAACTACACTAGATGATTCTGATGGCATCTGTGCAGATAATGTTGAATTTCTTAATCCATGTTGTTTTACAAGCTCACGAAGTTTGTCCCAATTTAACTTTAATGTTGTAGTACATATTTCGTCTAATTCTTTTTTATAATGATCAACTGGTAATTGACCTTGTGCATATTTTGTTCTTTCATAAAACTCACATTTACCTTTTTCACTTGCTAAATTTGCCGATGCTTGTATTAGATAATATTGAAATGCTTCAGACAATTCATGTACAACTTTTAATGCTTTCTTATCATGGTACATTGCTTGATGCTTGGCCAGATAGTGTGCTAGGCCAATATATCCTACACCTAAACTTCTTCTTGCCTTTGTGCTTATCTCTGCCGCTTTAACAGGATATTGTTGATAGTCGATAATTTCATCTAATGCTCTTACTGCCAAATCACATAAATTTTCTAGCTCAGATAAATCTTTAATCACTCCAACGTTGATTGCACTTAAAATACAAAGAGCAATTTCACCTTCACCATCAATGTGTTGTAACGGTACTGTAGGTAAAGTAATTTCTTGACATAAGTTACTCATGTTAATTTTGTCTGTAAACGAAGAATGAGAATTACAGTGATCAATATTCATAATATAGATACGACCTGTTTCTGCTCTTTCTTTTAATAGCTCAGCAAATAACTGTTGAGCAGGAATTTTCTTTTTTGTAATTTTTGTTGAACGTTCATACTTCATATACATTTCATCAAACTCTTCTGTACCAAATGCATCATACAAGCCAGGTACTTCATGTGGAGAAAATAATGTTATGTCTTCGCTCTTTAAAAATCTTTCGTAAAATAATTTTGACAGTTGAATTGAATAATCTAATTTACGAACTCTATTATCTTCTGTACCTTTGTTATTTTTTAGTACAAGAATGTCTTCAATTTCTGTATGCCATATTGGGAAGTGTACAGTAGCACTACCTCCACGTACACCATTCTGTGTACAACATCTAACAGTTGATTCAAACTTTTTAAGGAACGGAACCACACCTGTGTGTGCAACTTCGCCTCCTCTAATTTTAGAATTGATTCCTCTAATACGACCAGCATTAATTCCTATGCCGGCTCTCTGTGCAATGTATCTACCAATTGCCATATCACTTGTAAAAATTGATGGCAGTGTATCATCTACTTCAACAAGAACACAAGAAGCAAATTGTTTCATTGGTGTTCTAACACCTGCCATTACTGGTGTAGGTATATTAATTTTAAAAGTAGAAATTGCATTATAATATTTTTTGATGTACTGAAGTCTAGTTGTTTGAGGATAGTTTGCAAACAAAGTACACGCAATCATCATGTACATATATTGAGGTGTTTCATAAACATGACCTGTAGATCTATCTTGCACAAGATACTTGTCAACTACTTGTCTAAGTCCTGCGTAAGTAAAGTCCCAATCTCTATCATGCTTTATGTAATCATTTAGCTTGTTCCATTCATCATCGCTAAACTTATCTAAAATTTTTGTATCATAAACTCCACGTTCAATGTTTCTTGCAACAAGATATCTTAAAGGAATATGATTATCTGATGGTAACCATTTTCCAAATACGTGTTTCTGAAGTGAGAAAAGAAGTAGTCTGGCCGCAACATACTGATAGTTTGGATTGTCTAAAGTAATTAAATCATTTGCAGATCTAATTAATACTTCTTGTATATCTTGTGTTGACATTCCTTCACTAAATTGTAGACCTGAATTCATCTCTACTTGAGACGAAGACACACCTGCTAAATCCTCACAGGCGGCATTAGTCATTTTATGTATTTTTTCTAAGTTGAGTTGCTCTTTGCGACCATCACGTTTGACAATCGATATTGAATCTGTATGTTTGTTCATTTCTATCTCTTTAATTCTTTATGTTGTTTTATTGTATAGTCTGATGACCAATGTGTCAACATAAATTCTTAAAAAATTAATGATTTTCTGTGGACAAGTGTAATTATTTCAAAATTTAGGCAGTTAACCAATGTTTTAAAACATAACTTATAGTTGCATTTGTCGAACCGCTACTATTATTATATCTTAATCTTAAGGTAGAGCCACTTAAATCTGCACTGAACACAACAGGACTAGTAGTTGCAATTTCAGTTCTGTCATCAAGTAGTTCAGCAGTTGCCCCATCAGTAATGATTCTTATCGTACCAACAGCAAGAGCTGATCCAAACTTAAGACTATAATCAATAAAAAAACTATTTGATTTTGTAGTGTCAAATGTTGTTATATCAGCAGTAACACCGCCTTTTGTTAAAGTTGCTTTGTTTAACGAAAGAGGTTTTACAAGAGTGTTATTTTCAAAAACTGGTCTAGAGTCTTGAGTGTAAATTTGTATGTTGTTTGCAACTGTGGCATAGTTTGATCCTGTTGCTCTATTTAAAAATGTAGCTAGGTTTAATGCCTGTGTTGGTGAATCAGATTCAATTAAGTAACTTCCATCGCAAGTTATTTTTCCTGCACTATATGGTAAATTTGAAACTGCGCCTCTAATATTGTTGTCTGCATTTTTAAATGCAGTAGATATCATAGCCAATGATGATAATGATGATGCCGTAGTTGCCTGGTTTCCTGATGCACCAACGTCTACAAAACCTGTTCCTGTTGACGTATCAATGTATAATTGATTTGTAGTACTTGTTTGTGTTACGTCTAAGCTAGGTAATGCTGTTCCTATTGCAGTAACAATTTCAGCCACTGTCCATTTTGAAACAACTACAACTGTATTGTTTTCAGGAATAGCATTTGCAACAAAAGTAACACTTAAATTGCTACCTGCTGTACTTACAGTATAATTGCTAGGTGTAACTACTTCTGGCATTTGGTTGATATTGAATTTTGTAATTTCAAAACTTTCAGGAGTATAAGGTGATGCCTTACTAGCCGGCAATACCATTTGTGTATTTGAATTTAAAACTGATAAGTTTGCTTGTAAGCCATTACCTACAACATTTTGAGTTTCAGCTAATTTAAAAAATACTAGTCTGTTGTCAATTCTACTTTGTGTGTCTGCTTGTGCATTTAGATAGTTGCTAACTTGCACCATACGGTTTAGTTTATCTTGATTTCCACCACCAATATACAATTCTCTGGTATCAAGTGCTAGACCAATTTCACCTTCTGCTAAAGGTGTTGGCAGGTCTACCTTGTTTCCTCGTCTGTTTTTTAATCTAACGTAATTTGTACTCATGTCTATTTCCTAATATTACTATTTATTAGTTAGTTTGTAAAACTCTTCTACTTTATCAAGCCACTTGTTAGTATATGTGTCAAATTCTTTGTCTTTTACCATAAATTGCTGGTATTCTCCGCTGTGTGACACTATAAGAATAATTCCTGCTTGTATATCTGTACCATATACCTCATTATGTGCTAAGGCATAGGCGGCACATTGAATAAAATAGTCGTCAATCCACTCTTTTTTCTTAACTTTACGACTAGTTTTAAAATCACCAATAGCAGGCATTCCGTCATACTCACAAATCATATCGGCCGTTCCAGCATATAAATTTGGAAAGCATAAGTGTTGCTCAATTGCCCAGACTTCGTTGACATTTTGCATACCTTGGTCAATAATTATGTCACTGAGCTTCTTAGCTTGTTGATGTACTAGGTTTGTACCTTTAGGTCTTTCTGTTCCTAATATATAATGCTCTAAATGATTGTGTGTAGCTGTTCCTAAGTTTGCTGATTCAGTTACAATTCGCTGAGCTTCTGATTGACCTACTCTTTTTTTCCATTGGTTAAGTGCTGTCATGTCTTTGGTAGCACTCAGAATGGTCGTAACACTAGGAACCGGATTTCCGTCTTCTCCAACATAGTGGCGTTTGCCGTTTATTGTTGTTCTTTTTAAATTTTTATATTGAAATTTTTCTTTTAGTAATGACACTAGGTAATATCTCTATCAATGGTTTTCTTTGCCATCTTGGCAACTGTTTTATTATTATCCATTGTAGCATCTTTACTGTACTGTGTCAAATTATAATTTTGGTGAAGTGTAACTTTTTCAGGATTAATACTTCTAACCAATTTCATGTTCTTAACAAGATCACCTAAGCTGTTTGGTGTAACAGAATGTCCCATTGTTTTCAATTCATCAACTAAATCATTGGTGTTGATTTCATATTTTCCTTGTCCAACTAGACTCAATAAAAGATTTTGAGCGTCTGTTGTTAAATGGGAAAAATAATTTTCGGTAAGTTCTTGAAGTCTCATTAGTCTTTTTTAGCTCTACCAAGTGGCTCGTCTGCTGGACCACTTGAAGCTTCGTCCCCGTCAGTTGCAACGTCGCTGTCTGCTGGGTCGATTTCTAAAGACTCTACATCATCTAAATCATTTTCAACTTCGTCTTCTACATCATCTTCTGCATTAGACATATCAGTTGCAGGTTGTTCACCTTGTAATTTTAATACTTCGTTTTGTGTGTTTTCTTTGGCTTCTCTTGCCATTTCTAAGATTTGATCAATTGTTGCCATCATTGAATTGTTAAACTGTGCGGCAACATCTGCTCCAAACTCATAAGTCATTTTGTCTACTAAAGCACCTAGTGTTTCATTTTGCATTTTACCTAAGTCTTCAACAATACCTTGGAACTCATCAACTAATTGTTGACTTGCTAATACTGTTTCTGCTTTTTCTAAGTCTTGTTCTTCTTTAACAACTTCTTCTGTGCTTTCATCCATTTCTTCATCTCCGGAAATAGGTGAATCTTCACCTGAAGTGTTGTCAGGTGCTACTTCATTATCTGCAACTTGTCCTATCATTAAGACAATTGCTTCACTTAATAGAATATTTTTTGCATACTCTGAGTGTGAATGATAAGAATTAAAAGGTAAACTTGATTTTAACTGTTCACGTTTTATATCTAATTCAGTTTTAACTTGGTATAACTTCTCAAGTTCAACTTGGTCGTATACTTTAAAGC